TTCTTTAATGTGTCTTTCGGCCAGTTCTCATAAAAAGGATATAAATTTCCTTCTCCGTGATGATTAATAAACTCTTCGTTTGTGCCTAAATATTTTTCATTTAAAGATCCTTGCCATCTATAACTTTCTTCATCATCACCAATAACATCTATCTTAATGTCTTGATGTAGTCTTACAATATATCCTTGATTTCTATAATCAATAATACCTGGACATTTTGATGTATGTCTTTGATCCTTTTTTACTGCAAAAGGTGTATTTTCAAATTCACTTCGTTGTGTCAATGACCCAAGTTTTCTATAATCTTGCGCCATCTTAATCATCCATTTGTGTCTGTATTCACTTGCCTTAATTATAGGCATAGTCTTTTCAACACCTTCTATTTGTGCTATAAAATCAATTTTCATTTTGGAATCCTTCACGTATCGTTTCTTTTAATATTAGTTGTGCTTCTACTTCATTGTATCTTAAAAATGGTTTTAATTTTTTGAGTTTAGAGGAGATATTAGGCCAGACAACCTTTTCCTTAATTTGTGTATCCCAATCTTTGATAAACGCAATAGCTTTATCAAGTATGATGGCGGTCTGGTAGTTAATTTTTTCTTGAATAAGTAATCGTAGCATTCTTGGGTGTTGACCATTATGTACGCCCATACCACTATCAAAAGTAATACCACGCTTATTAAAATCGTAAATAATACGACCAATGTCACTTCGCAAATTATAATTAAGAGACTCACTATACTTTCTATATCGTAAGTAGATTTTGTGTCCATCATCTTCAAGTAAATTTCCTATCCATTTTTTATTATTACTAGCAAAATTAGAAACAAAATAATCAACAATACTATCTTTAGCATATCTATTTGAAAGTTTATAAAAAAAATATCTATCATTTCGTCTTGTAAATTGTTCCAAACTCGCATTCACCTTACCGTTATATTTATGATAGTCATAAGCAGTTGTAGTAAAGTGTAGTTTAATTGCTAAATATGTTTTATAAACATCAAATCCATTATAGTTCATCTATCAACCATCTAACAAATACCTCACACACATTGGAAAATGGTCTTTCATATGTTTTGATATATGATGTGTCACCATTCTTGTTTCCACTTGAGCATTTTCTTTATTTCTTAAATTACATACCCTAGCAAATGCATATAAACTACCTGACCATATCCACTCGGTCATCATACATTGAGGCAATATCATACGTGCCATTTCAGGTGCTATATCGTTTGCTAACATATCATTATACATTTCTTCAGCGTCATTTATTATTTTAGTTATATCATAAGGTACTTCTTCATCACTTGAACCTTGTTTAATATTCTTATCAGGACGTTTTCTCCACATAAATGGAACATAAAAATGTGGTTTATCATCTACGTATCTTCTACTCACTTCGTTCCAACTTAAACCAACTTGATGTTTAACTAGTTGTCTTGCAACAAAAACAGGTGCCTTAATTCTAAATGATAATGAGGCGTGAGCAAAAGGTGACCAATGTCCGTGTACTGCAAGATATTTAATTAACTTTTCATCTTTGTCTTCAAATTTATCTTTAATTTTTGCAAATGATACTCTAGCAGCGTTCACTACTGATAGGTCACTACCCATTTTATCTATAAGTTCAACGTCCATCTTTAATCTTTTCCTTCTATACTAGTTCCTTTAAAAGGATCTTTTGAAGTATTCCTATTATGCTCATTATATTTCTTATTCTCTTTTGCCTCTTTTAATTTTAATTTAATTTGATCCTCTGGTGAAAAAACGTTAGTGAGTTGATTTTCTTCTAATATTCTAATTGCTTCTTTATTCTTATCTTTCATATATTGCCTCCAATGTTCCAAAATAAAATATTACCTTCAAGTTTTTCTATATTATGTTCTAACCATTTCCACGCTTTTCTATCCCAAGTTCCGTTGCAAGGAAATGGTACTTCATAGTCTTCCATCATATCATCAAATTTAAATTCTGATTTATAAACATTAATATTGCTAGAAGAAATATAATGACTTTTATATTTTTTATTAATTGTACTCTCATTTGATACTGTAATAACTTGTGCTTGTTTAATAGAATTAGAAAATAAATCATTACCTGGTGCATATGCTTGGACAATTCCGGAACTTGTTACACCTGACCCAGCAGAAATAACTAAATGGTCAACTAAATGTTCCTTAAAAACCTTTTCAGCACGATTCTTTAATTCACTACGATAATCTATATGGTCAAATGCATACGGCAACATTTGTATATCATTTTGTTTTGCATATTTCTTAACTCCATTATATAATATTGCCATCATATTAGGTTTCAATTCATAAAATTCACAATCATTTTCTTTTGCTTTATTTAATATAAATTCTGAATATGTTTTTGATGGTGGGTATGCGTAAATAAATTTAATACCTTTTTGCTTACAAAGATATGATAATGCCCAACCACTCCAAGAACCATTGACAGCAAGATGTATTAATGGATATTTAGGATTTAAATTATCTAACAATTTATTAATACCAGACATTTTACCCCACGGTGGTAATATATTACCATCTCCCATAAGGTCATCCCTTTTAACAAATATCTTCCTATCTTTTAAATTATATTCTTTAACTGGTGTATCTATTCTCATTAAAACGTAACTCTTTCACTCCGATTTAAAATAGGTTTTGAAATCAAACCATTCAAACAATCTTTTATTTGCTGTTCTAAATCATTAAAATATGTTGTGTTATTTTCATATGAAAAATTATGTTCCCAAGCAGTATGTTTTGTATAGGTGATTTTTCTTGTATCAAATAATTTATTTCTATATTCACTTCCTAAAGTATCAATATAAGCGTGAGAGATATTATCTATATTATCTAATAATGCTTTATTGTCTATAACATCTGACCTACTAATTGATATTAATTTGCCTTTAAATTTAGAAAGTATATCATTATTAATAAGATGTTTATTTTTCTCTGGTTGGACGGTTACAATTAATGTATTATAATTATGCCAAGGAAATCCATTTACATTTCTTCCTATAATTGTTATATTATCTGATTTTACTTTTGACCCAACTGATCCATTACCTATTAATGCAATTTTATCATCATCTTTTATATACTGATTTATCCAATCAGCAGTTGATTGTGCAAATGGTTTTGTAGTAACAACTCCTATATTTCTTCTCTCACATTCTTTAAGATTGATATTATCATATCCGTGCTGGCGAACTACAATCCATTCTAAATTAGGAAATGCTTTATAAGTTTTTTCACCAACTACACTAAACTTTACTGATAAAACTTTTACATCTTTATTGATAAAATTTAAACTATCATATTGACCGTGAGATTCCCACTCATAATCTTTCAAAAATGTTTCTGGTGCAAACTTTATATCTTTTTTATCTTTTAATATTATCACTACTCACCTGGTCCATCTATCGCTGGTGTATGTTTATTATAATGTTCTAATGACTTTTTATATTGTTCTTCCGTTAGTTTATGCCACCCTATACAACTACCTGTTGGAGACCTACCACAAGTACACGTACTTGACTCTGTTGCAAGTTTAGTTTCCCATTTATAAATTATGTTTGTTAAAGATTGAAAATGTGGATTTGCTTGTGCTACTAAATCATTCCTAACTTTTCTTATATCATCTAACAATTCTTTTATCTTACTCATATTACTTTTTCTTTTTAATCAACCAGCTCCTATTTTTCTTATACATCAAAGCAGTTCGTTGTTGTCCTTCTTTAGGTGTAACCAATTTAAATTTAGTTATTCCCATTTTCTCATACATTGGTAAATCAAAATAAAATTTCCACCAAGTTATATCGTCTTTATAAAAGGTACGTTCCATACCAAAATCAACCAAACTACACGTAAATTTTCTTTTTGAATTCTCCTCAAACGTTTTTTCAGTATTGAGTTTAGAAGTTATGCCGTAACAAACTTTACTAGGACAATTATAAGAACATTCTATATTCATAAACAATCTAATCAAATCTTTTCTTTTAATACTTTCTATAAATTTAATATCATCATTACAATGAATAGGTAAAACAATAGTATCATATAATCCTAATGAAACTTTTTGTTCTAGTTTTTCATTATTAGTAATATCTTGTATGCAACTTGCCTCTATATTATAATTAGGAAAATCATTTTTAATATATTCAGCAAACTTATCAATTGCAACAATAATAGAATTTCCTTTTTTATTATACTTTTTTAAAACTGGTTTACTTTCTTTATAAGCCTTGTCAGTTATAAATTTATTTTGTAAAGTTAATTTTAAACCAATACCCTTATCATAAATCCAAGTAATATCTCTCCAACTTATTTCTGGACGTACTGCAGGTCTACCTCCATATAAAGGAATATATTCACCTACTTGTCCATAAATAGAATCTATATCATCATAACTAAATTTAAAATTGGAATATTTTTCTGCTGTGTTTATATGCAAATCCAAATGTTCTTGAATAGGTACCCAAGAATCCTTTGCTCTACTTGAACAAGATATTTTCATTTTTTGTTTTGTCCTTTTCGCAAAAGTCTTTCTCTTTTATGCCACGCCCATACACTTACTGTACTGGCTATTTTTTCTATCCAATGATAGATATAGTTATACATTATTTTATCCCACATATTAAGATGGTAATACTCCTTGTTTACCACCTTTTAATAAGTTTAATTTTTGTGATTGAAATTGGATTTTTTCTTTGAGTGGTTTAGTAATTAATCGTCCTGCTGATTCTACTTCAAGATTATTCTCTTCACAATAAAGTACTATAGCATCCACGTATGACATACCTTTATGTTTTTTTACAACATCTTCTATTATCAACGAAAATTCTTTTGAGTTCATTACATTACTATAACATATTTATATTAAAATGTAAAGCGTGTAGTTTCTGTTGCCACGTACTACACAACGCCGTTTGCCTATTAACTAGGCAGCAAGAGCATAACTTTCGTTAGCTTTTATAGTTTTGATAGTACGCTATCAGCGATTTAACTCCAGATAGTTTTAGTTAGTAGTCGAATCTAACTCACCCCCTTAAAGCACACACTAATGTGTTTTGAATTGGTGGAGGTGGTGGGAATCGCACCCACGTCCTCACTAATTATTATCTATCCTTCAACGTCAAATTCTTTATAAGTTTAACCCTATTTTTGGTTTAACAAATTCTAAATCAAATGACTTATATAACATACAAGACTCTAATCCACTCATTGTTGTCATAACTACAACTGATTGTTTGTATGTAGGGTCAACATAATATTGTACTATAAAAACTGGTTCTCCATCTGGTTTTGCTCTATCTCTACCAACAGAAACATTTACCAATGTAAAATGATTTCTTTCAAGATACGCAATCACATTTTCACTAGTTCCACATATGACAGGCATTTGTAACCAATATAATTGAGCACCAACATCTGGTGCTGGTTGATAATCTTTAGGAATATCTGGCATTGGATTTGCACCTTCGTGCTCCGCTACAGCAAACGTACTCATTGTTATGAGTATCGCTCCTACTATCGCTCCTATTATTTTGTTTAACATAAGTGACCTCTCGTGGATAATTTCCAGCCACCTTGTTAATGTTATTGCTTGATTTTATCTTTGTTTAGTTTCTCATAGTATTTATAAAAATACTTGATAGATTCTTCTAGTTTGGGTTCAAAATCTTTTTTATCTCTTATAAAGGATCGCATTGTGCCGTCTTCACCTGCCATTAATATAACTAATTGTTCTATGCGTTTGCCAAATAGCTCTTCATACATAATTGCATAAGCACAAGTTTGAATATAATAATTTTCTATCCAATCTTCTTTACGTTCCTTGTTCGCTGTCTTGAAATCTATTACAGATAATTTACCATTGTAGTCAGCAACACAATCAACTTGACCTGCAATTGTTAGTTTATGACTATACATTATTTCCTCGGACAATTGAACATTATCAATTTGGTCTATATAAGGTTTCATTAATCTAAACAAACCTAAAGGTAACACGTCCCTAATACTAGGTGTTTCACCTTTTATATATTGTTCAACAAGTGTATGAGTTGCTTTGCCTCTACGTGCTGCTCTACCCATTTCCCAATTAGCAGCTTCTTCACCTACTGCCTTACGCCACTTCTCTAGTCCTTCTTTTTTCTGAACACCAAGTACAGTTGTAATGGATGGATAGTTCTTACCATCTATTTGATAGAAACGAAAACCATCTATACGCTTACCTTTAACG